TGCAATTGATAAAGTAGATGAACTTATAGATGATGCTTTGAACAAGGTTATGTGGGAAGTATCTGAGGATGGGTTTCAGGTGTTCCTTACTGGCAAAGGTAACTTCAGGTATGACATAGCTATTACCTATGAATACAAAGGAAACAGAAAGGGAGCAGAAAAACCCCGACACCTACAAGGCATCAGGGATCACATGATAGCTGAATGGGGTGCTATAGTATCTGAGGGTGAAGAGGCAGATGACCTCATAGGTATCTGGTCTACTGATTATGGGTCTGACTGTCTTGTTGTGTCAGTTGACAAGGACATGATGCAGTTACCCTGTCACCACTACAACCCTAACAGACGTTCATTTTCTAGGGTATCCAAGGTAGGCGGTAATAGGTTCTTCTATTCACAAATACTGACAGGAGATAAAGCTGACAACATCATAGGTCTGTATGGCATAGGTCCAAAGAAAGCTGAGAGAATACTTGAGGACTGCGAGAGTGAAGAGGATATGTATGAGGCTTGCCTGAGGAGCTACAATGGTGACGAAGATAGAGTGATAGAAAATGGTAGGCTTCTGTGGTTACGTAGGTTTGTAGGTCAGATATGGGAGCCACCTAAATGCACTACCGATCAGGCTTAGAGGAACGTACAGCCAAGTACTTAAGAAGTCTAAAGGTTAAGTTCACATACGAAAAGATGAAGATCAAGTGGCAAGACCTAAGACACAGGACTTACACACCTGACTTCGTACTTGACAACGGAATAATAATTGAGACAAAGGGACGGTTCATTCCCTCAGACAGAAGCAAACACTTAAGGATAAGGGAACAACACCCTGACCTAGACATAAGGTTTGTATTCAGTAATCCTAATGCTAGACTATACAAAGGTTCTAAATCTACATATGCGAGTTGGTGTGAGAAGTATGGTTTTAAATATGCTAAAGAAAAAATACCTGTTGAGTGGATAAAAGAAAGGAAAGGTACTTGACAATGCTTGATGAAGAGAGTAAAATACGTGCTCTTGCTGATAACTATGACCTAGATTTTTTACTGGAAGAAAGTGATGTAAGGGTTATGCACGTTATCAAGTACCTAGTTGATGAAGGTTTCTTAGACCTTGATGACTACTTTAACTTTGATGCTGAACTAGAAGAATGGAGAAGATTAGAGGAATGATAAACGAACATGACATAGAGGCGTTTAAGGCTTATCAAAACTATGATTTAACCTTAAACGAATACCAACGAAAGGCTAGAGAGACAGCCATCTACCCTGCAGGTGCTTCGATACTGTACCCTGCCTTGGGACTAGCAGGGGAAGCAGGTGAGGTAGCTAACAAAGCTAAAAAGATTATCAGGGACAACAAACTAGACAGAGAAGGCATGGCAAAAGAACTAGGTGATTGCCTTTGGTATATAGCTGCACTGGCTAAAGACTTAGGTTACAATATGTCAGACATAGCTCAGAATAACTTAGATAAACTAGACCGTAGGAAAAGGTATGGAACAATTAAAGGGGAAGGTGATGATAGATAACTATTTACCAACTGACTACCAGACATTCATAGCTACTAGCCGTTATGCTAGGTGGTTAGAGGACGAACAGTGCCGTGAGAGTTGGGCTGAGACAGTTGATCGTTACATGGATAATGTTGTCAAACGTGCCTTAGATATAGACACAATAGCTATTGCCTCAGAAATCAAAGAGGCTATCCTTGGCTTAGAAGTTATGCCTAGCATGAGAGCTATGATGACCGCAGGTGCAGCACTAGACAGGGACAACACATCAGGTTACAACTGTAGTTACCTACCCGTAGATGACCCTAAGTCCTTCGATGAGGCTATGTTTATTCTCTTGTGTGGCACTGGCGTTGGGTTCAGTGTCGAGAGGCAGTTCATCAGTAAGCTGCCAGAAATCCCTGAACTCTATGATAGTGAAACCATCGTTGTAGTCAGAGACAGTAAGGAAGGTTGGGCTAAGTCCCTTCGTCAAGTGATAGCACTCCTGTACAGTGGAGAAATTCCTCAGTGGGATGTATCTAAGGTACGTCCTGCAGGTTCAAGACTTAAGACCTTTGGTGGTAGGGCAAGTGGACCTGCACCTCTTATTGACCTATTCAATTTTGTTGTCAGAGTATTTAAAGAGGCACAGGGACGTAAGCTATCAAGTATTGAGTGCCATGATATCATGTGCAAGATTGGTGAGGTAGTTGTAGTCGGTGGTGTACGTAGGTCAGCTATGATCTCCTTGAGCAACCTGAGTGATGACCGTATGCGTCATGCTAAGTCAGGTTCATGGTGGGAGAATGATCCTCAACGTGCCTTGGCTAACAACAGTGTTAGTTATACAGAGAAACCCGATGCGGTATCCTTCATGCGTGAATGGATGGCATTAGTTGAGAGTGGGAGTGGTGAACGTGGTATCTTCAATCGTGAAGCAAGTAAGAAACAGGCTGCAAAAAATAACAGACGCAATCCTGACCATGAGTTCGGAACTAATCCTTGTAGCGAAATTATCTTACGGCCTTACCAGTTCTGCAATCTTACAGAAGTTGTGGTACGAGCCACAGATACGTTGGAAGACTTGGCTAGAAAGGTTAGATGTGCCACAATACTTGGGACGATCCAAAGTACATCCACAAGGTTCCCTTATTTGCGAAAGGTGTGGCAACGAAATACAGAAGAAGAACGACTGCTCGGTGTGTCTCTCACAGGGATAATGGACAACAAGTTAATGACAACAGCTAACAAAGGTTTGGAGAGTACCCTTGTTTATTTACGGAATGAAGCAATATCTACGAACAAGGAATGGGCAGATCGTCTTGGCATTGAGCCTAGTACTGCTATTACTTGTGTCAAACCAAGTGGTACAGTCTCGCAACTCGTTGACAGTGCCTCTGGAATACATGCCAGACATTCAGACTACTACATTAGAACCGTTAGAGGAGATAACAAAGACCCCTTGACACAGTTTATGAAGGATCAAGGTATACCTAATGAACCAGATGTAATGAAACCTGACGCAACAACTGTGTTTAGTTTCCCTATCAAGTCTCCTGATGGTGCGGTAGTAACCAAAGACTTAACAGCTATCCAACAACTTGAGACTTGGTTAGTTTATCAAAGGTTCTGGTGTGAACATAAACCAAGTATAACTGTTAACGTCCAGAAAAATGAGTGGCTTTCTGTAGGTGCATTTGTATACGAACACTTCGATGAGATGTCAGGTGTGTCATTTCTGCCATACAACGAGCACACATATCAGCAAGCACCCTATCAAGAGGTTGGACAAACTGACTATAATATGCTATTATCACTTATGCCAGAGAAGATTGATTGGACTAAACTATCGGAGTATGAACAAGAAGACAACACAGTGGGTATGCAAACGATGGCTTGCTCAGGTGATGTCTGTGAAATAGTGGACTTAACATGACAGCTAAACGTAAATTCAACAAGGCAGCTTATGATCTCTACGATCAGACAGCTAAAGATAAACTGGTGGCTCTTCTCTCTGAGAGGGGTCACACCATAATCTCATCAGAGGAAGACTACTATGCTGATGTTGTCTCTCAGAAGGAAGGGTACACCTACTTCAATGAGGCAGAGGTGAAGACAGCTTGGTCAGAAGATTGGCCTACCCATTGGAAGGAGATACGTATACCTGAACGGAAGAAACGATTACTAGCTAAGTATCAGGATGAGAAAGGTGTCTTAAACTTCTATGTATTCCGTAAGGATATGAAACAAGTATGGAGAATAAAAGATACACAATTAACAGATGAGTCCTTGAAAGAGGCTTTCGGAAGGTATATATCTAAGGGTGAGAAGTTCTTTCATATACCTTACACAGAAGCGGAGTTAATAAATGTCTGACCTAGTAAACGAACCACCCCACTATGGTGACGGAGAGATTGAGTGTATCGACTACATGAAGGACAACATGGATGCTATGATGTTCATGGGTTATCTTGAAGGCAACACCAAGAAGTACTTACACCGTTACCGTTACAAAGGTAAGCCAGTAGAGGACTTAAAGAAAGCACGTTGGTATCTAGACAGACTAATACAGGAGATGGGAGGATGATATTTGTTCCGATAGTACTAGCTTGTTCCTTAGACTACTCAGGTTGTAGAGGGTACACAGCTAGTACTGCCTTCTTGTCTATGAGGGAGTGTCAGATTTCTGTCCAAGAAGGTATTAATAATCTATTAGAAAGGAACCTTCTCGTCCTTGACTTTAAGTGTGTAGCCTTTAATACAGACGAAGCATAAAAAAAAAGGGAGCCGTTAAGCTCCCCTTAAAGTTTATCCATGTAGTACATTAATCCTAGAAGACCAAATCCTGCTGTTAGGACAACCAGTAAGATTATACAACCCCATAGAACTATCTGGTCAAACAACTCTTGCTGTTTCTTTTTCTTAGCTGCTAAGTCTTTTTTCTTCTGTACTCGTATGTCCTTACGTAAAGCAAGTAGTTCATTCCATGCTGAGAAACCTCTAGTAGATATTACGATAGCCCTTAGCTGTTCCTCAATATCGTCGGCTTGCTTACGTTTAACGAATGTGTCTAAGGCTTCTTCATTAGCTGACGAAAAGGGACTGCTTCTTTTCTTGTCATGGTCTG